GGAATCGGTCATCGTCACGGTGGTTTCCTCACGGTCCCAAAGGACTGCCTTGGAGAAGTCGCCCACCAGGCCGCGGCCCGGGGTGATGGCTTCCGTTTCGATGATCGGCAGACCCCAAAGGGTCCGCGGGCCCAGGGCGAACGGACCCGCCCCAAGGAACTGGCCTGTTCCCGCGCCCTCCCGGGCCAGGTCAATGACTTCCACCTCTTCCGGGTGGAGCGCCACGGCGTTGGGAATCACGCGGCCCACCACGCGGGCCTTTGTGAGGGCCTTACGGACAGTCGTGAAAATGTCCGTGCTCCATGCCTGGGTCTGGATTCCGGTTGTCTCCAGGATGCCCTCCAGGTTCTCCCCTTCACCGTCGCCCAAAAGGATCTGGTCCTCTTCCTCTTCCGCGATATCGGCGCGGAGCTCATCATTAATGAGCCCTTCCAGTTGCGCGGCGTCGGCAAGGGCCCGCTTTGTGGCCGGGACCCATTCGGCAATGGTCTTAACCGTTGCCGTCTTGCGCTCAAAGGCCCATGACCCTTCCGGCTTGTAGCCGCCTCCCTCAGCCAGGACCAGGGCCCCGGCCTCAGCGCCCGACGTGGGAGCCGCGGAGCTGGTGGCTTCCGCAACCGGCGCGGCGTTGTTCGTGTGGGCCGTCTGGACGACGTATTCCACCGTGTCCGAACCAGTCCGGCGAACGCTGATGACGTCCCGGATGGTCAGCGGCCGGCGGCCTAGGGCTTCCAGGATGCCGGTATCCTCAGCCGTGACGAACGCCCCGGCGGACGTACCCGAACCACCGGTAAACAGGCCCTTAATGGAAATCGGGTCCGTCTGGAAACGGGCCTTTTCCGGGACGCGGTTACCAAACGGGGCCATTGCGGCCTTGAATTCGGCGGACCCAACCACCTGGAGGCCCAAGGACTTGGCACGCTGGAGCGGCGTGGAGTCCGTACCCTTGAGGGCGTCCACGTCAGTGACGGCGGATTCCCCGATTTCCGCGGCCAGGGCGCGGGCCTCATTGATAATTGCCTGGTCCGCCTTGGCGACCTTTGCGGCCTCTAGGCGGTCTTTTGCCTCAGCCATGGCCTTGCGGTAATCCGATTCCTCATCGGCGGTCATGGACCGGTTTTCGCCGTCTGCCTTTTCGGCAATTTCCCGCGCCCGCTTTGCGGCGGCGGCGGCGGCTTCCTGGAGCTTGCGGAGCTTATCCATTTTTCTGCCCTTTCCGTGGCATGAAAAAACCGCCAGGCGGACGCCAGACGGTTAGTGGGGGTGGTGCTTATTTACTTACGCGGACGCGGCCAGTTCGGCCTCAAGTGCTTCCGCTTCCCATGCCAAGACCCGGGCGGACGGATTGGGGATTAGGTCCTCAGCCTTGACGGATACGCCGTCCTCAGCCTTGCCCTCACCTGTACCGCTGGCCTTATCTTGATCTTGTGTCACCTCCGCGGCAGCAAGTACCGCGTCGATGGAGTCCCGCGCCGCACGCAAACTATCCACGTGCTTGGACGACAGGACGCGCCCCTCTTTTAGACCACCGGTCAAGGACTCCATGGCCGTTTTCACGGCCAAGATTTCCGTCTCTTGATTGGCCCCGATGGTCACCAGGGAAACCTCATAGATTTTGACCTCATGGAGCTCATAGACGTCCACGCCGTCAAGCTGGCCCCACGTGCCTTTGATGACGTCATAGGCAAAGGACATTTGGGAAATGCGCTTGCCCTTGAGCATCCGGTGAACTTGGGCCCCCTTGGGGGACTCAAGGTCCAATTGGGCCACCACCCGCAAACCACGTTCGTCCTCAGTGGCTTCCAGGACGTGGCCGATGTTGTAATCCGGGTCCGCCATGTTGTGGCCGAACAGGACGGGCAAAAAGTTGCCCGATTCCGCCCACTCTTTCAGCGTGCCCTCAAAGGCACCCGGCTGGACAACATCCCCGTAGCTGTCGATGTTGCCGAAAATGGAGGCGTAAGCCTCAAACTGGCCGTCCTCCAGACCGGCCTCCGGCCCTGCCTTTAGGCTGACCTTGGCGTTTTTCAGTTTCACGTTTCATCCCTCCATTTCTCAGTCATCCACCGGGTTTACTTCCACGGTGCATTCACAGCCGGCCACTTCGTCCGCGCCTTTCGCGGGGTCACCTGGCCAGTTCAGACCATTGGAAAATTTCTCATCCAGGTCCACGGTTTCCCCGTCCATACGGGCGTGGGACTTCCGGGAATTGCTTGAGTTGGTCCGCCACGTTTTCGTGGCCTTTCCCCCCAGCAGCTTCCGGGCCGCTTCCACGGCCACGAATGACCCCAGGGCGGAAAGGGTGGCCTTGCCCGCGGCGGGTGCCCGTTGGGCTTCCGCCGTGTCGAACACGTGGGCAGGTCCCGGGGCGTCCTCCGATTCGTCCGCCAGGGCGTCCTCAAGTTGCGTCCGGGTGGCCTCATTCACCCACCCGGCCCGGACCTCAGCGAACGACTGGAGGAAAGCCAGGGTTTCGTCCACGCTGTAGTCCCCAGGGTCCAGCCCAAAGGACGCGGCGACGTCCCCGCCCATCACCTCCGAAAGTTCGGCGGCGACGGCGAACAGGTCCGCGGCCAGTTCCTTATCCCACCGGGCCGCGTCCCACCAGGAACCGCCGCCGCCGCCGATGGAGGCCAGCACGCTTTCCCGCTGCCTCTTGAAAAAGGCCACATAGACCGCGGTGACGTCGTCCGGGACGTCCGGCGTTGATTCGTCCTCATCGTCAGCCTTTGCCATGGGCAGCGCCCGGAACTTAGCCCCGGGCGGCAGGTATCCAAGCTGGCCCGTGTCCGGTGCCGAATCAGTGGGGGACGCCTGGCCCCCCTCAACCACGTTGAGCGGGATGATAAGTTCGTCCCCGCCCTCAATGGCCGGCAGGTTGGACAGCGCCCTGGCCTCATTGCGGGTCATCCAGGGTCCACCCACGGACGTCTGGATTTGCGCGGCCTGTTCCTCAAAGGACCCCCGCAGCTTTTCGGCCAGGTTGAATTCCACATAGGTGCCGGTGGAGTCCGCAAAGTCCGGGATAAGTTGCAAGGCCAGTTCCTCCGCAATCATGGACAGCCACGGGCCCAGGGTGTCCTGGTACAAATGCTTGTGCTGTTCCTTGACGTTGGAAAACGTGGCGTTGTCCAGGATGCCCACCATGGTGGGAGGGATGAAAAAAGCCGCTGCCACTTCCTCCCGGGTCAGCTTGCGGGCTTCCACATACTGGAGCTGTTCCGCCGTCTGGCTTGCGGCAACAAATTTCATGCCGTCCTCAAGTACCGGCGTACCCCCTGCCTGGGGACCGCCGCCGGAATACTGTGACCGCCATGAATTCGTGAACCGGGTTGCCGCGCCATCGGACCATTGCGGGGCACCCACGGGCCGCTCCAGGTAGCCCGATACCCGGGCCCCGTTGCGTAGCGAGTTTTCCCGCATGCGCCCGGCCTCATATTCCTCCGCGAGGACCCGGCGCAAAGCCTCAATGGGTGGGGAGCCGCCCAGGTCCCCGTCCGGGGAGTAGCCCCGAAAGTGGACGACGTGGTCAGCGGGAAAAGTTTTCTTGCCCCGGGAGCCGTTGAATTCAAACGCTTCCGGCCAAAGCCAGTTATCCCCCACCGGCTTGACCATGGAGGGCGGGAGCCGGATGAGGGACGGCGTGGTTTTGTCTTTGGCCTTGAGCCAGTAAGCCCGGTCATAAATGCCCAGGTCCCGGACCAGGGCGTCCAACAGCCGGTAACGCGTGGTTGCCGGGTTGGGCCGGTTCAGCAGGGCGATTAGGCCCGTTTCGGTCAGGCGCTTCCGGTCAGTGTCCGAAACCCGTTGGAACTGGTGCAAGCCCAGGGACGCAATGTTCCGGCCCAGGAAGTCCACCACCGTGCGGACGGACCCCTGGCTTTTCCAAATGGCCCCATAATCCGCGGTGTAGTCCGCGGCCAGTTTGAGCCGTCCCGCCGGAAGGGCCACCGGCTTGGACAGGCCTTGCAATGACCCTTGAGATACGACAAAAGCCACGGTTTACACCCCGCCCCGGTTCATAGTGCTTGGATAAAATCAATGTCGGTTCGCAACACCACGGCCTCACCGTCAAGCGTTGCGGGTTGGGCCCCCGGCTCCAGGGCCGTGGCGCTCCGGAGGAACAACAGGTCCCCGGTTCGGCGGACCAGGAGGCCGTCCACGGCCCGCCCGGTTTTGAGATTGATAACCACCCGCCGCG